GGGAATGGATCCGGCGCCCGTGGCGACGCCCGAGCCGCTGAGCCAGCCTGGTTATACTTCCGGGCCCGGCGTCGACTCGCGCTTACTCGCGCCGAATTCCTGAGCACGACGCCGCGCGAGCTCGACCAGTTCTTCGCCGCCGATGCCGACGTTGCGCGCGATCGCCTGCTGCCGGCCGCGATGATCTGTTCGGTCGTAGCCAACTGCCACCGCGACGAAGAGAAGCGCGCTGAGCCGTTCACCCCCGCCGACTTCCTGCCCGGTGCCTCCACCGAAGAAGACGACATGCGCGAATTCGCCGAGGCCGTCATGCGCGGTGAGAAGTTCGAGGTGGATCCGGAGCAGGTCGCTGCCTTCCGCCGCGCAATGCTCACCAGCTTCAAGAACGTGAGGCCCGCCTCCGCGTGAGGATTGTCGAATGAAAGACATCAACGGCCACGAGCTGCGCGAGGGCGCCGCGGCCCTGCTACTCTGCGAGGTCCGCTCGATCGAGCAGCACCAGGTCATCATCCGCATCATGAATTCCGACACCGAGCTGGCCGTGGGCACAAAGCACGACGAGGTCCTGGGCGGCCTGGTCGCCGACAGCGAGCTCACCGCCTTCGATGTGAGCGACGCACACCTGCAGCGCGATCTGGCGATCGATATCGATAACCAGGCTGACGGAGTGAAGACTTGCCGGATGGAGTGAGATGGCAGACGGCATAGCCATCACTGGAGTGCAGGGCCTCGAGGAGCTGCTGCGGCGCCTGGACAGGATCCCACTGGCGCTCTCACGCGACGTTGCACGCGAAGCGCTCGAAGCTGCCGGCGAAGTCATCCAGGCGGCGGCCGAGGCCTCGGCGCCGAAGCGCACCGGCGAGCTCGCCGAAGACATCATCGTCGTCGTAAAAGTTTCCGGCGACCTGGCGTCGAACCGCGTGCTTGTCGGCCCCGGCTATCCGGGCCCCGGCATGAAGATCCGGCTGCGCGGAAAGTACGCCGGCCAGCTCGATCGCACCACGTCGCCCGGAGTCTTCGGCGGATTCGTCGAGCGCGGTCACGGCATGCCCGGCTATAGCTGGGCCTCGCGTTTCGGCAGCGCAAAGCAGCGGCGCCGCACCGGCCGCGAGATCGAGCTCGGCTCGCACGACGTCCCGCCCCATCCCTGGCTCGCGCCGGCGTTCAAGGAATCGCAGGCCGCGGCCGTCGAAGTTCTCGCCGAACACACCAGGGCCGCGCTCGCTCGTATCGACGTCCTGACGTCGTAACAAAATGCCCAACCTCGCCACACTGATGGTCGGCCTTGGCTACGATCTCTCCGCTTTGGAGAAGGGCGCGCCCGAGGCCTTCCGGCTGATCAATACGCAGACTGCCGGCATGTCGGCCGAGATGAAGCGCACCTCGCGCGAGGGCGCGGAATCTTTCCGCCTGATCGACGAAGCGCTCGGCGTCCACGTCTCGCGGCCCCTTACCCGGATCCTGACCCAGGAGTTCCCTGGCTTCGCCAAAGGCCTGCAATCGATCATGGGGATCAGCATCGCCGGCGCCACCGGCCTTGTCGCATTCGAGGGCATCGCGCGGCTGCTCGAGTCGGGCAAGAAACTGCTGGAGGTAACCGGGGCCCTCGAGGGCTGGAAGCAGATGCTCGGCCTGGTGGGCGAGACCGCCGAAGAGGTCGCGAAGGAAATGACCGCGGCCGACACGGTGCTGATCGCCAATCTGAAGCACAAAATCGAGATGCAGGACGCCTACAACCAGCTGGTGCTGGGGCTGAAGGGCGGCGACTTCGAACGCGCGCACCTCGAGCTGATGAAGCAGGAGACGGCCGAGCTGCAGAAGCAGTTCACCGAACAGATGCTGATGATTCAGGCGCGGGCCAGCGAGCCAGGCTGGCGCGGCCTCGCGCAGATTGGAGCCAGCGCCGTCAGCCCCGTCGCCAGCGGCCTGCTGAGTGTCTTCGGCATCAGCCAGGCCAAGGACGAGGAGGTGCAGCAGGTCGCCGCTAATAAGCTCGCCGAGGCCATGAAGCCGCTCTACGAGGCGATCAAAAAGGTCAACGACGAAATCACCAAAGCGCAGTGGAAGATCTTCCGCGACGATGCCGACGCGGCCACGGCCGCGGCCCGTGCCGATATCGCCTACCTGCAGGGCGATCTGAAGCGCTGGAACGAGGCGGCCGACTCCGGCTGGAAGAATTGGATGCACATCAACGAGGAGCTCGAGAAGGCGATCGCGAACCTGCGCGACGTGAGCGGCCTGTCTGAGAGCGCGCAGCGCTTTCAGAAAACCGGCATCACCACGCCCGTCGTGGCCCCAGTGTTCGGCACCGGCGGCGGCACGGCTAACGACCAGCTCGCCGCATTCGCGAAAGACACCGACGCGCAGCAGGCTCTGATCAAGCAAGCCTTCCAGTCGGCCATCACGCCGGCCGAGCAGTATGCCCTCAAGGTGCAGGAGCTGAAGCTGGCCTTCGCCAGCCTTAGCCCTGAGCTGAAGAACACTGCAGCGACCCAGGCGGCATTCAACGCGGAGCTGGCCAAGCTCGGCGCCAGCGCCACCCAGGCCGAGCTTCACCTGCAGGAGCTGACGAAGAAGCTCGACGAGATGCTCGCGCACTCGACATCGGCCAGAGCCGGCGTGCAGGCCTTCTTCCTGCAGCTCGAGGTGAACAGCGCGCAGAACGGCAAGTTCGCCTTCGACCTGCTCAACAGCGGGCTGAAGGGCTTCGAAGACAATCTCACGAAGATGGTGTTCGACGGCAAAGCCAAGTGGAAAGACCTGTTCCGCAGCCTCACCGAGGAAGCATTCAAATTTCTGCTGAACAAAGATATTGCCGGCTTCTTCCAGATGGTGAGCGGCACCGGCGCGGGCAAGAGCCTGGGCCTGGGCAGCCTGGTGCCGAGCCTGACGGGAGGGGGCGGCGCCGGCGGAGCGACCCTGGCGGCAGCTTCTACGACGCTGCAGAGCGGATCCACGCTGCTGCTCAGCGCGGCCACCACGCTGCAGGCCGCGGCCACCACGCTGAGCGGCGGCGCCGCGGGCGGAGTTGCGAACAGCGGCGGCTTTCCTAGTATCGAGAGTCTGATTCCCGGCTTCGCCAGCGGCACCGACGACGCGCCCGGCGGCATGGCATGGGTGGGCGAGCAGGGCCCCGAGTTGCTGAACCTGCCGGCAGGCAGCCAGGTCACACCGTCCTCGTCACTGCGCGCGGGCGGTGGCGACCAGCATTTCTACATCGATGCCAAGGGAGCGGAGATCGGCGTGGAAGAAAAAATTGTGCGCGCGCTGGCCGCGGCGAAACCGCGGTTCATCGGCGAGGCGCTGGCCAACTTCAGCGAGGTGCAGAAGCGTACGGCCGGGCAGCGTTAGTGAGTCGCGTTATAAATTGCCCAGGCCCCGAGCGTGAGCACCAGGGGAAGCCCCAGAAACCAGAGCACGAGTTGCTTCACGATGTACTTCGCATCCGCTGAGACCTGCGTCGCCGGATCGAAGGTCGTCGGCAAAGTCACGGGCCGCGTCGATCCCTCGAATATTACGGAGTCGGCTTTTGTTGCCATGGGTTCACCTCACTCACTGATTCTGTTTGTTCCACAGCGGCTCGGCAGTTCGCGCCGGCCGCCGCTTCTTCCAGTCCTCGAGGATCGCCCTGCAGCCATCTTTCGCGGCTCGAGAGACGGTTCCCTCTTTGTTCGAATAGAGCACGTTCTTATCGCGATCGAGCAGCATCACCTGGCTCACCGCATTCTTGAAAATGCCGTACTCGTCGCCGCGATTCAACAGCAGCGAGTAGTCGATATCGGCGTCTTCCTTCCGCGTGATCGAGATCTCCGGGCACGCCTTCAGAAGGTGACGAGCCAGCTCCATCGTCTGATCGTCGCGGCGCACGTGCTGCGTCTCGTGAGCCGCTTCCGGTTCGCTTCCGTTGCCCTCGATGAAGACGATCGGATGAGCCGGCGCACTCTGAGGGATTGCAGATCCAGCGAGCACCACGACGGCAACGGCGATGACCACGGTGTTCATCAATCGGCAGCATGATGCCACCGGTGGGGCCGCGAGTCAACCACACTAACGAGCCATGGCTTACCAATTCTGCGACGGCTTCGACAACTACTCGACCCTGAGCACGCTCTGGGACCTGGTCAACGGCACCGTGACCCCCAGCACGGCCTACCGGCGGTTCGCGCCGCCCTCGGGGCTGCCCGGCCAGGGAATCAAGTTCGTCACGAACGGCAGCTATCTCAAGAAAAACCTGAGCTCGAACCAGCAGACGCTGATCATCAAGTTCGCGGTGAACTTCCCCAGCCTCGGCAACCCCGGCGCCGGCGGCAATCCATTCCTCAACGCGGAAGATGCCGGCACCTCGCAGTGGACGTTCTGCGTTACCACGGCCGGGGCCCTCGTGCTGCATCAGGGGCTTTTTTCAGCGGTGCAGGCCCAGACCGGTCCAGGGCTGTTCTCTGCCGGCCTGTGGTACGGCCTGGAAGTGGAGGTCACTGTGGCCGCGAGCGGCGGCGGCAGCGCCGTGGTCTGGGTGAACGGCATCCGGGCGATGAACGTCAGCGGAATCAACACCCAGGCCAGTGCCAACGCCTATGCGAACCAGGTGCTGATCGGCGACATCAGCGACGATGGCCTGGTCAACACCATGATGGACGACTTCCGCATCTGGGATAACACCGGCAGCACGCAGAACGCGGCCCTGGGCAACTCCGGGCAGGACAGCCGCATAGTCATAAAGCTGCCGAGCGGTGCCGGCAGCTCCGCGGCGTTCACGCCGAATGGAGCCGCGGCGAACTGGCAGTGCGTCGACGACAATCCGCCGGATGGTGACACGACTTACGTTTCAGGATCCTCGAGCGGGCTGATCGACGATTACGCCATGCCGAGCGCAGGCCTTAGCACGGCCCCGGCGATGGTGGTGGCGCGCAGCATGGTGCGCAAAGATGACGGAGCCACTCGCACGCTCGAGATCGGGGTGAAGAGCGGCAGCAGCTATAGCTATGGCGCAGGCGTCAACCTCGGCTCTAGCTACGCCTTCATCGATTCCTGCATTCCGCTCGACCCGGCGACCAGCGCCGCATGGACCGCGGCCGGTGCCGACGCCGCGCACCACGCCAAACAGGAGACTGCGTAACTTGTGGCTATTCGTGACACGCAGGACGTTCTCATCTTCGAGGTGCCGAGCGTGGGCACCGGCCTGGTGCGCGACACGCAGGACGTCCTCATCTTCGAGCTTCCAATTGAACCCGTGGGCCTGAACTATCCACTTACGCCGCCGGCGATCGCGGGCATCGGCCCGCAGGATTTCACGCTGAGCATGCAGAACGTCGTCGGCGAAGCTGTGTCGCCCTTCACCCTGAGCGACCAGGAGCAGCAGTGGCCGGGGCAAATGTTCACGATCGAAGCCAACCTGCCGCCCATGCCATACGCCGAGGCCGAGCAGTGGATCGCATTCCTCGGAGCGATGTTCGGCAAGTTTGGCACTTTCCTGATGGGCGATTACAACCGGCCGACGCCGCAAGGCCCCATGAGTGGCAGCCCGGTGGTGAATGGCTCGAACCTGAGCGGCTCGAACCAGCTGCTGGTTCGCACCACCGCGCTGAGCGTGGGCGACTGGGCGTTTGCCGGCGATTACCTTCAGGTGACGGCCTCTGGCGGCCAGCAACGGCTTCACAAAATCCTGCAGAACGCGAGCACCGACCCTTCGGGGGACGTGACGCTCGAGATCTTCCCGAACCTCCGCGAGTCGCTTGTCGACGGCACCGCGATCGTCACCGCGAACTGCGCCGGCACTTTCCGCTTGCAGCAAAACACGGCCACGTGGAAAATCGATCGCAACCGCATGTACACGATCAGCTTCAAGGCGAGAGAGGCGCTGCTGCCATGAGCGCGAACCTCCCGGCGGTCCCACCCTACGCAGTTTCAGTGTGGACTGCTCAGGAAGAAGCCGCCGGCCGCGCGGCCTGGGAAGCCTTCTGCGAGAGCGTGCGGCCGTGGGCGCCGACGAACCTCGCTATGTACGCGCGATGGGAAGTTCAATCGCAGCAGATCAAACGGGCCTGGATCGCCGCCGCCAAAGCCGCGCGCGCAAGTTAGCCGCAGCCCGAAGTCCGGAAGCCCGAAGCCGCTTTTTCTTTCATGCCCCGCTCCCTCAGCCCCACATTCCTGGCGCAGCTCGCATCGTCGGGTGCGTGCGCCCCGGTGCTGTTCTGCGTGCTGGCCTTTAACGATCACACGCTCTACCTGTGGGGCGGCGTCGGTAGCCTCACGCCCGCGGGCCCGGCCTACAGCGCCAGCTCGACCTTCCCGTATGGGCAGACCTTCACCGGGCTCGGCTGGCTGGCGAAGGTCTCGACGATTCCGCAGACCACCAAGGTGCAGGCCCAGGGCGTCACGCTGTCGCTTTCCGGCATCCCGAGCAGCCTGGTCAGCGAGACGATCGGCCAGGTTCGCATCTGGGGCACCGCGCAGATCTTTCTCGGGTTCTTCAATTCTTCGGGCGCGCTGATCGCTGACCCGATCCAGCTGTTTGCCGGCGAGCTCGACGTGCCCTCGCTCACCGATTCGGGCGAGACCTGCGCCATCTCGATCACTGCCGAGAATCCGCTGCTGCGGCTGAATGAAGCGCCCGATCGGCGCTTCGACGATGCGGACCAGCAGATCTACGCTCCGGGCGACCTGGGCATGAGCTTCGTCGGCGCGCTCGGCAACCTCACGCTGTTCTGGCCGTCTCCATACGCCTCCGGCAGCCCCTGGCCGATCAGCATGGCCGTGCTGCTCGCGAACCCGGACGTCGGCGTGGGCGGCAATGTGCAGGTCTCAGCGCAGATCAATTACTCCGATGGCTCGTTCTACAAACAGCCTGGCGGCATCAGCGGCGGCGGCGGCTCGCCTTTCCCCTTCACTCTGTATCTGGCCTCGAGCAACCCTGAAATTGCCATCATCAACAGCAGCTTCCAGGCGGTAGGCGTTTCGCCGGGCAAGTGCAGCATCATGGCGCGCGTGACCTATCCGCTACCTTTCCCGAGCAGCGCGCCGGGCGGCCAGTACCGCGCCTCGGCGGCGCTGTTTGTGCATTCATGACGATGCAACGATTTCCCGACTGGCCCCGCCGGCTGCACCTGCTGGTCGAGAGCTCGAAGGCCGTCACCTTCGACTGGGGCCGCTACAACTGCGGGCTGTTCGTCGCGCGCTGGATCCGCGAGTGCACCGGCGTCGATCTCAGCGCGCCCTACGTGGGCAAGTGCAGCGACGAAGCCTCGGCGGAAGCGCTGTTTCTGAACGGGCATCAGGATCTCGGCAGCTTCGCCGCGGCGATCGCTGCCGCGAACGGAATGCCGGAAGTCGCGCCGACGTTGGCGCGGCGCGGCGACGTCGTGTGGGTCGACAACCTCACCACCTATGGCGCGCTGGGCGTAGTGAACCTCGACGCGCGGTTCGCCGTCTGCATGTCGGAGCAGGGCACGAAGCGCGTGCACCTGCAGCGCTGGCGCCGCGCCTGGCGCGTGGGCTAAGAAGCAATGTCGAAAACCGTCGAAGAACTCGGGCTGATCGTCGGAGGCCTGGCTCTGGCTGTGCTGGCCGGCCCCGTGGGCATCATCGCCATGCAGGGCAACGTGGCCATGTTCAACGCCATGGTCGGCATTGGGCTCACCACGGCGTTGACGGGCGTGGGCATCGCGCTCCGGCAAACTCAGACGCCGGTGGGCGCAGCGAACACTCTCAATTTCAACAATGGCCCCTCGCCGCGGCGCGTCATCTACGGGCAATTCCAGACGGCCGGCGTGCTCACCTATGCGAGCTTCCCGGCGGCCGCGAACCAGGTCACCACCAACCAGTACCTTCATCTCGTCTACACGCTCACCGGCCACGAGATCACCAGCTTCGACGCCGTGATCATCAACGGCACCATCTACAACTTCGGCACCGATCTGGTTTATGACCCGATGTCGAGCGACACGCTGTGGCACCTGTATCCGGCCTCAACGGACTACGATTTTTACTGGCAGCACGTGTTCTTCGAGTGCGATTTTGGCCGCGAGAACAACGTCTCGCAGCCCTTCCCGAGCCTGGCCGGGGGCGACTCCACGTGGAGTTCGGCCTGCCTGCAGCGCGGCTGCGCCAAGGTGCACGTGATCCTGCGCTACGACTCCAACCAGAGCGCACTGTTCCAGAACGGGCAGCTCCCCAACATCCAGTTCCTGGTGACCGGAAAAAAGATCGTCGACCCGCGCGTCACGATCGCCTGGCAGCCTTCCGCGGGCTATGTGGAATTCAACTACATCGTCGACGGCCGCGGCGCGATCTGGGTGCAGCAGAACTCGAGTGGCACCTCGGGCATTGCCAGCGCTCGGCCGAATTTTGAGGGCGCCTCGAGCTTTCCGGCCACGCTCAGCGACAACACCTGCAGCTGGACGACTTACGGATTCACCCAGGGCACCGCTTCGGCCGGCCTTGACTCGAACCCGCAGGGCCACCTGGTGAACAACCGCCTGATGAACGACGCCTGGGCGCCGGGCGAGACCTATGGCCAGCACGACATCATCGAGGCGCCGTTCGGCTACCTGCAGCAGCAGACCTCGGCGAGCGGCACGACGGGCTCGAGCTTTCCGGCATTCGCCACGGCGGTGGGGTCGACGACGACGGATGGATCCACGACCTGGACGTGCCTGGGCCGCTCGTGGCACGCCCTCAATCCATCGAACTCGGCGCTGGTGGTGAATGATTATTTGCAGGACACCGACGCAGGCCTGGGCGCGGCCGCGAGCACGATCGACGAAAGCTCAGTAATCGCCGCGGCGAATATTTGCGAAGAGACCGCCACGATCATCTGGAACGCCGACAACACCGTCGTCTTCGAGAACCTGTACAGCTGCAACGGCATGTTCGATCACTCCTCGACGCGCGGCGACGTGCTGACGGCGCTGTGCGGCTCGATGGCCGGCTGGGCCGTGCCGCCCGGCGATCTCTGGCACGTGTTCGCCGGCGCCTACTATGCGCCGCTGGTCACGCTGGAAGATACCGACATGCGCGGCCCCATCAAGGGCGACTTCCGGCTCTCGGCCCGCGACGCTCTCAACACCGTGGCCTCGACCTTCGTGCCGGCATTTCTGCCGACCAACCCCGGGGGCGCCACGTCGCTCACGCAGGTGCCCGGCATCTGGCAGGCGCAGAGCGCTCCGGAGTACCAGGCCAACGGCCTCGCCGGCAAGCCCAATTACCTCGCCAATGAAGACGGTGGCCAGATCCTGCGCACCAAGCTGCAGCTCGACTTCACCACGTCGCTGTGGACGGCGCAGCGGCTCGAGAAGATCGCAATGATGCGCACGCGCTTCCAGCAGACGCTGACGCTGCCCTGCAAGATCACCGCGCTGCAGCTCGAGGCCGGCGACACGTTCAGCTTCACCCACTCGCGCTGGGGAATTCTGGCGCAGGTGTTCGAGGCGCAGCAGGTCTCGGTGACGTTCGATTCCGGCGGTGACGCGAGCAAAGACGACACGCCGGTGCTGGGCGTCGACGTCGTCGCGCGCCAGGTGGATCCGTCGATCTATGAATTCCAGGGGCCGCTGAGCGCGAGCGATTATGGCGAGTACTCGCCCTACGGCATCACCGGCGTGATGACGGGGGTGGAGTGATGGAGCTGATCCCAAAAGGCGCTTATGACTCGCCGGGCCCCTGCTGGATCCCGCGCGAGGGCGCGAAGCCGCTGATCAAATGCAAGTGCGGAAAGATCACCGGAATCGGTCTTCACCACGTGCACGCTGACGGAACGGTCACGGCTTCGTTCTTCCATTCCCAGGCATCGAGCTTCGTCCATGAGGGAAAAACCTACACGCACGAGCCGGGGTGTGGCTGGCACGTTTGGCTAAAGCTGAGCGACTACACTCTCGGCGATTTTCCGGGGGAACCATGAACGACCGAAGGGGTGGAGTGAACACTTATGCCGCGCGATCGGCGGCGACTGCCTCGAAGCGCGCGAGGGCGAAGCCGATCTCGATGCGGGCGCCAGGGCGCACCACGCAGAACTCGTGCTCGCCTTCGTGAAAGTCGCGGGCCACGCAGTAGGGAAAGGGACACTTCTCGCTGACGCGGGGAAGCGGCCGCAAAGGATCGGTCACGGTGAAGACGGCGAGAGGATAGGCAGCGCTGCCGCCGAGCCGGCCGCGTATCTCGTAAAGCTCGCCAATGAATTCTCCGGTCCAGTAACCACGCACGCGATAGCGCTGGCCGACGTGAAGCGCTTGGGGGCTGACCGTCATGGGGCCAGAGTCTAGCGCGGCCCCGCAAATTCCGTAAAGGGTAACCAGAAATGAACGATCTACAACGACAATTCGTCTCGCTAGCCGCGGCCGAGGCGCTGAAGGCGAGCCATCCCTTCCCGGTGATGGCCGCATGCGAAGCCGCACTCGAGTCGACCTGGGGCCATAGCCAGCTGGCGCTCGAAGACAACAATCTTTTTGGGATGAAGCAGCACGCGCACGAGATCTACGGCACCATCACGCTGCCGACGCGCGAGTGCCTCGACGGCAAGTGGGTCGTGTGTAGCGCGAACTGGGTGAAGTACCCGGACTGGCGCTCCTGCTTCGCCGATCGCCTGGCCACGCTCGAGCGGCTCTCGAACGTCTACCGGCATTACGCGGCCGCGCTGAAGGCCACCGACGCGCGCACGTTCGTCACCGAGGTCTCGAAGACCTGGTCGACGGATCCCAACCGAGCTCTGAAGGTTCTGGGGGTTTACGAGGAATATCTTTACTCGCCAAATTCAGGAGGAAAAACATCATGACGCGAAGCTGGAGAACCACCGTCCTGGGCGTGCTCACCATCATCGGCACGCTCACGGCCGGCGCCGTACAACTGCTGAACGGGCACCAGCCCGATCTGCCCACCACGATCGCTGGAGTGACGGCCGGGCTCGGCCTGCTCCACGCGGCCGACAACAGCGAACTGCCTCCGAAACCGAAGGCCTAAATGGATCCCTTCCAGGCAGGCGTTAATTTTCTGCTCGGCCGGCTGAAGCAATCTGCCACCGCGCAGTGGTTCAAGTTCCTGTTCGAGCTGGGCTTCTCCGCGGTGGTGTCGTTTCTGTTTGCGTGCGGCACGCTGCTGTTCGGCCGCGCGCCGGCGGGAGTCGCGATCGGCTTTGGCATGATCTGGTCCGCCATGGCGATGACCTACCTGTTCCGCCGCGAAACGTCGCGGCTCACCAAGGGCATGCTGGTGGCGCTGCCCGGCGACGAGGCCGCCAAGGAACTCGCCGCAGGATTTCAAACGATCGAAAAACCCGATGGAAAAAACGAGGAGAAAAAATCATGAGCACCACACCCGCCCAGAAACCGAGCACTGAGAAGAAAATCGTCAGCTTCCTGGAACATGTTGGCCAGGACATCGAAAAGGGCTTTGCTAAAGCCGCGCCCATCGTGCAGGACGCGGAACCTTACGTCAGCCTGGCATTCCCCGGCTTCGGTCCGCTGTTTGCTTCGACCGCGAACGAGGTGATCTCGACCGAACAGAAATTTGCGGCGATCGGCCAGCAGAGCGGCACCGGCCCACAGAAGCTTTCGAGCGTTCTCAGCGTGATCGAGCCGGTGGCGCAGCAACTGCTCACCGCGGCCAAGCTGCCGAGCGATGAGGCCACGATCACCAAATGGATCAACGGCGTCGTCGCACTGCTGAACGGGATCCCCGCGCCAGCTCCCGCGGCCTGAGCAGTTTCCGCGGAAGTAACCTACACGCGGATCCGATCGGCCGCTTAGCATCACGCGCATGACCACCCAGCCTGCAAAACCAACGCCCGAGCTGGTCGACGACGTGGCGAAGGAATATATCGCCATCCAGGAAGACCTGCTGCAGAAGCAGCTCGCGCTCACGAAAGAAACTGAGCCGGCCCGGGCCCGGCTCGAGGAGCTCGGCAAACAGCTCCTAGCCTGGTGCGTCGACTTCGGCTCGGCGCACGAGAAAAAATCGAAGCTGCTGGTGGGCCTGAGCTTTGAGGTGATGACGACGGTCTCGGCCAGCAGCTCGCTCGACCAGGCCGCGGTCGAGCTGTTCATGAAGGCCTGCAAGGCCGCGGGGAAGACGCGAGTCTTTGGGAAGATCTTCGAGCGGATCTCCTACTGGCGCACGCGGCCCGAGGCCGATCAGATCGCCCGCGGCACCGGCGTGCTCACGCCGGCGCTGATGGTGAAGCTGGTGAAGTGCAGCGTCGTCACCACCAGCGCGCCGCGCCTGGCGAAGGTGCGGCCGCGCAAGGGAACGGAGTCGGCTAAGGCCAGCTGATGGGCATCGGCAATCACTTCGTCACCTGCGACATTTGCGGCGGCCACGGGCACAAGGCGCAGAGCTGCGGACTGCGGGCACTCGAGGAGCGCAAGGATCCGTTCGGCGAAGCGCTGCGCCGGCAGGGGTATCGAGATCGGCAACTGGCCGCCGCGCAACGGAAGGCGGCGAGCATGCCATTGCAAAGCTCGCGCACCATCGGCGTGTGAACCTATGAGTTTTCAAGTGCTTACGGCGCTAAAGAGCTATTGCACCAAGGCTGAGGCATGAGAAGATCGGCGCAACAGTACTTTCCCACCAGCGAGGGCGGTTTTGGGTGGGTAAGAAGGGCCCACTCAGAAGCCGTCCTCGCCCCGCGGGAAACACCGATGCCCGAGCGTGCAGGTCTCGCCTCGCGGCCGTCTCAGCCATTCTGATCACGAGTGTTTGGTTGACCACTGGCGCCCCGCTGGTTGCTCTCGCGAGCCGACCGGCGGGGCGCTCTCCCTTTTGGGGCCGTAAGATTTTTCTTACACCACCCTACACGCGGGCGGGGCCACGCCGTTATGATCGCGCCCATGAAAACAAAAACCCGCAAGACGCGCAACCGAATCAGGATGAAGGCCGCGCGCAAGCCGCGGCCCCAGCCGAAGTCGAAGATGAAGGCGAAGGGCCAGCGCAAACCGAAGGCGCAGCGCAAAGTGAAAACTCACATCGCAGCGCCGACCGCCGGCGACGGCAAACTGCTCAAGATGGCCCCACGTCCCACGGGCGCGGAAAAGAAAATCAACGTGCGGTTCTCGACGCACGAGGATTACAACACTGTCGCGGCGAAGGCTGCAGCCGCGGGCATGAGCGTGAACCTCTACATAACCACGGCGGCACTCGATCGCTCGGCCAGCAAAGTCACCGCGTGAAACGTCCTGTTAAAAAACGCCAGCGGTCGGAGCCGCCGAAGATCCACGTGCGATTTCCGGACGCGATGACGAAGCAGCGGATCCGCGAGAAGGCCGAGCTGGCGAAGACCAGCGTGAGCCGATATCTGCTGACGGCGGCGAGCATCGTCGATGCGCAGCTGGTGAAGTACGAGATCGCCGAGCAGGACAAACTGGAACGGGCTCGAAAAGCTGTTGCCTGAACGATTGTGCGAACGCCAGGGCCCCCCAGCGTTTGCAACGGCCGCGGCGGGAACCATTCGCCGCGGCCGCCTCCTATGAAGCCACCTGTCTCACTCACCGAAGACGAGCTGCTGCGTGTGCTCGCGATCGCGCGCGCGCGCCGGCTGCGCGACTGGGTGCTGCTGCTGGTTACTTACAGACACGGCCTTCGGGCGAGCGAGGCGCTGAACATCCGCCGGCGAGATCTCGACGGCAACTTCCTGCGGGTCTATCGCGGCAAGGGCAGCGAAGAGACCGAGCAGCCGCTGCAGGGGCACGAGAACCCTCTGCTCGACGAGGTGACCGCGGTGCGGACCTGGCTGGCCGAGATGGGCACCCGCGGGGTGAAGGGAGCCGCCAAACCGGAGGGCCGAAGGCGTGCGGCGAAAACTTTACAATCTATCCAGAATGTTAAGTTTTCGCCTCCCGATGACGACGAGCGGCTGTTCCCCATCACCCGGATCCGCTACTACCAGCTCTTTCGGGCCTACGCCACCGAGGCCGGGATCCAGAGGAAGAAACGCAGCCCCCACAAGCTGAAGCACTCGATCGCGAAACACCTCATGCGCTCCGGGCTACCGGTGAACGAAGTGCAGCTCTGGCTGGGCTGGAAGTCGCTGAAGACGGCTGACCACTACACCCGGGCCGATGCCGATGAAACCGCCCACAGTGTGGCCAGGGCAATCAGCAGCCGCGACGCCTTCCGGCAGCTCCGCCAGACTAACCTATTTTCGGAGCCTGAGCCTCTCGCCACCAGCCCCGAAATTGCCCCAACCCGCGCAGCCAGGAAGCCCCAGCGCAGCGCGGTCCCAGAAAATCCTCCAGCCTCACAAGCCGGCGACTGACCGCCGAGCGCAAAGCACACGTTCGTGGTCCTTTTCACCCTATCTGTCTGAAAACTAAGAGGGCGGGAGTGTTTTTACCGTGGCGGCGCCGCAATCTTCATCCCGACACGGGCCCCGGAAACAATCCCATCTGCTGAGCACCCGGGGGATCTGGCGGCAGCCCCGCTGCCCAGCGCCGCCGCTTCCAGGCTTCGTACGCACGCTGGTGTTCCGGGCAGAGATGCTTGCCTGGTCCGACCTCGATCGCATGAACTTTGCAAACCGGCCGGCTGCAGGTTCCGTCCTTCCGGCCTTCGACCTTCCAATCGCAGAGCAGTTCGGCCGGGCGGCCGCACTGGACGCAATAGCGCGGACGCGAGCGTCCGCCGCAGATGATCGCAACGCCCTCGTGCCCCGGAATCTTCACGTGCAGTAGCTTCCTCGCGTCACTTCTTCCCGCGCTCGCGAGCGCGAGCCTCGGACAAAGCGACCACGCCGTCAAGCGCCTTAATGAACTCCTTCACATTCCCCCGATGCAGATCGAGAACGATTTCCCGGCCCTCCTGCGAAAGCACCAATGAATCGCCATTGTCTCGGTGGACTAGGATGGCCGCGTTCGCTGTGCCCTCCTCGGCGATGGGAATCTGGTAGAACACGACCGCGTCGTTGATCGCCTTCACAATCATTCTCTGGAAACCTCCGATTCGTCACTCTAGCCGTGGCCCCGCGAAATCGTAAAGGGGTGGGGCCATATTTCCCCGCACTTTCTTCCACTTCACGCGGGGCCGTGGGGCCGCGCGACAATCGGGCTTTGTTACGAAATCCGAACAAAACCCTCCCCTAGGTCTTTACGAAATCCGAACAAAGCCAACACATGAGGCCACTGATGGCGTCTAACAACTGCGAGGCGGTGAGAGGCGCTCGGGCCGAACCCAGGGAACTAGAGCACACGACCGGACACATCGACTGCCCGGCGTGCGACGAGGCTCGCAGGCGCATGCTCTTCCCAGACGCTCTCGGCGCCATGGCTTTTCCGTCCGCAGCTGCGGCGTGGCTCGAGTCTCACGCGCAGCACATCTCCGCCGGCACCGTGCGCGACTATCGCAACTGCATCAAGGCGCTGACTCCGTTCTTCGGAAAGCTGCAGCTCGGCCAGATCCACATCGGGCATCTCGAGTGGTACCAGAAAATGCGCTCCGGCGGCGTCGGCCCGTCGCGCGTGAACCACGAGCTGAACACGCTCTCGCAGATCCTCGGGCGCGCAGGCCTGTGGCAGCCGATGGCCGAGCACTACAAGCCGCTGCGGCTGCCGCGGCCGCAGGTGGGCTGCGCGATCGCCGCGGAAGATGAGACTCGGCTGTTTCGCATGGCCGGCTCGAACCCGCGCTGGCTTGTGGCCTACTGCTGTAGCCTGATCACCGCGAACACTACCGCGGGCCCGAACGAGATCCGCCACCTGAAGCTCGGCGACCTCGATATCGGTGCAGGGCAACCCGACATGCCGCCGGCGATCCGGATATCGGAAGGCGTGAAGAACGAATACCGGCGCCGCACCATCCCGCTCAACGAGACGGCCGCGTGGGCGGTGCGAACTCTCGCACAGCGCGCGCGAGAGATCGGCGCCGTCGACACAGCTCACTACCTGCTGCCCCACCGCGCGGCGAACGGCCGCCAGGGCTTTGACGTGACGCGGCCGATCACCAGCTGGCGCACTGCCTGGAAAAAGCTGCGCGCGGCCGCTGGACTTCCCCAGCTCCGGATGTATGATCTACGGCACCATGCCATCACTCGGCTGCTCGAGGATGAAGACGTCAGCGAGCGCACGGTGATCGAGCTGGCTGGCCATGTGTCGCGGGCGATGCTCGAGCGCTACTCGCACATCCGCATGCGCACGAAGCGCGAGGCCGTCGACGGCCTCGCAAAGAAGGGCGCGGCGCCGGCCGAGAGAGCGCAGCTGATGCTGGTGAAAAAATGAAACCGCGTTAAAGTGCAGCAACGCAGTTACCACTTTGGGAACCCGAACCCCGCGCGGGGCCGCGATCTTGCATTTTCCTCTTGCGTGGCCCCACGGCTTCGTGTATTGTCCACGGCGTAGTCGAAACATTTTGCTTCGTCCCTGATCCCAGTCTTTTCAGCAGTAGCCTGGTCGACCTTGGGCCCGTAGCTCAGCGGTTAGAGCCGTGGACTCATAAGCTGCAGCTCTAAAGCGGCCCGGTTACAGCAAAAGACGGAATCAGAGACGGACATCGAAGGGAAAGCCGATGTCCGTACCAACGTCCGCACCAACGTCGTCTGCGTCCGATCGTTTGCTCACGCCCGCGGTGGCCCCAGTCTTAACCGCGGGCGCCATTCCCGCGCACACCTTCCCGTCGAACTACCAGAACCACGATCACCACCTGCTGGCTGCGCTCTGCGCGTGGAACCGCGCGCGTGGCACCTCGAAGACCGTGGCGGAGCTGAAACTCGGCGAGCTCTCTGAGGTTCTGCAGCTCGCGGCCGTGCGGCGCCGTGAAGAGCAATTTCGCCAGGCGATCGAGATCCTGTCGGAGGTGCCGGAGCGCTGGCCCCGTCTGCGCGCGACCCTGCGCTGGTTCTACCGCGAGGTGATCTGTGGCGAGTAGCCGGAGGCACCACTTTGAGTGGAGCATTTCGAGCAAGGGCCGCGAGCGCGAATGTTTTGCCTGCGGCCGATCGACGGCCGGAACGCTGACGCTGGCCTCGGGCCTGCGCAAGGCGCTGTGCTCGACCTGCTTCGCCACAAGGTTGGAGGAGTCCCTCGCGCTCGTCGGCGGACCACGTAAACAACGGCTGCCGGCACCTGCCATCGCCGCGCCGAGTTCTCCTCCTCCACTGAAAGCTCCCTCCGCTCAATTTGATTTTTCGTTCCAACCGTTGGTCGAAAGGATTAACGCCATGAAGCAACACATCTACCGCCAGGGCGATGTTCTCATTCGGCGCATCAGCAGCCTGCCGACGCAAAAGGCCGCACCACGAGCAACCGGGATTCTCGCTTACGGCGAGGTCACCGGCCACGCACACAAGATCGAGGACCTCACGCGAGCCGAAGTGCTCGAAGTGGGCGAAGGGTTGTATCTGCGCGTGGGTGAGGAAGGAGTGCGTGTCGTGCACGAGGAGCACGCGCCGATCGACCTGCCCGCGGGCAACTACGAAGTCGAGATCCAGAAGGAATATTCGCCGGCCGAGATCCGCAATGTCGCCGACTAGCGCGCAACAGCTACTCGGCCGCTTCAGCGAGGCCTGCAACTATCCGGGCGTGCTCGACGCGCCCGCGGTGGAGCAGGCCTTACAGAAGTATCTCGGGGCACTGAAGGTCACGCGCACGATTCGGCGCCTCAACGCGGGCTGGGATCTTCGAGATGAGCCGGCCCTGCTGAAATACACCCTCGACGTGATCAGTCGCGTCGAACCGCGGGCTGCGCGGGCTGCGCGGGATGCGCGGGATGCGCTGGCTGCGCGGGATGCGCGGGCTGCGCTGGATGCGCGGGCTGCGCGGGATGCGCGGGCTGCGCGGGCTGCGCGGGATGCGCGGGATGCGCTGGCTGCGCGGGATGCGCTGGATGCGCGGGCTGCGCGGGATGCGCTGGATGCGCGGGCTGCGCGGGATGCGCTGGCTGCGCGGGCTGCGCGGGCTGCGCTGGCTGCGCGGGCTGCGCGGGATGCGCTGGCTGCGCTGGCTGCGCGGGATGCGCTGGCTGCGCGGGATGCGCTGGCTGCGCGGGATGCGCGGGATGCGCGGGATGCGCGGGATGCGCTGGCTGCGCGGGCTGCGCTGGCTGCGCGGGATGCGCGGGATGCGCGGGCTGCGCGGGATGCGCGGGCTGCGCGGGATGCGCGGGATGCGCTGGATGCGCGGGATGCGCTGGATCTGGCGAGCGTGGGATCAGCGATTCACCGCTTTGCTTGTTGGTGTGTGCAGAGCTACGGCTGGTGGTGGCGATTCGATCTCTCGTGGATCGCAACGACCTACCTCGGCGCGCGTGAACTCAAATCTGAAGCGGTCGAGCGCTGGTCTAAACCTGTCTTCGATGCCTTCCTCGCTGGCGCCTGGATGCTGCACTGGACCGAGGACACGCTCTATTGGGTGGCAAAGCCTGAGCTCGCGCGCGAGAAAACCGGGGCCGGGCAGCGCTTTCACAATGACAGCGGCCCCGCGCTTCAATCGGACGTCGAGGGGCTCTATTACTGGCACGGCGTCATGGTGCCGGCATTTGTTGTCACACGCCCGGACTGGATCACGCTGAAGCACATCGGCGACGAAGAGAATGCCGAAGTGCGGCGCGTGATGATCGAGCGTTATGGCCTCACGCGCTACCTGATCGACAGCGGAGCGAAGAAGCTGGCCGAGGATGAATTCGGCGAGCTGTATTGCGCCGAGATCCCCGGCGACGAGCCCCTGGTGATGGTCAAGGTGATCAACTCCACGCCTGAACTGGACGGCACTCGCAAGCCTTACTTCCTGCGCGTGAATCCCGATCTGCGGCCACTGCTGAAAGACGGCATGGGTGACCCGCAGAAGCTTTCCCCACTGAACGCGGTGGCGTCGACCTTTGGCCTCACCGGAAAGGAATATCTGGAGCGCCTGGTGGCCCAGACCTAACAAGCCATGGAGCAGACCGCGCAATCGTCATCGGTGAAGGTTCGTCTCGACGCTCCCGATCGTGAGATGAGCTTCGAGGAAATCGCGCACGCACTCGGCATCTCGAAGGCGCGCGTCTGGCAGCTCTACTGCAGCGCCATGCAAAAGCTGCGGCGAGGCGACCGCGCTGAAACCCTGCGGCCATTCCTGAGCGAAGGCCGCCAGCGAGGCCCCGCATGAGGCCAGGACGCCTGCTCACGTCGGTCGAGGTGCAGCAGTTGCTGCGCGTCAACCGCGACTGCCTGAACCGATGGCGCCGCCTGCACAGGATTCCATTTATCCGCCTCGGCTACCGCTCGGTGCGGTTTCGCCAGGAAGACGTTGCACGCTTCATCCAGCGCCGCACGAGCCCTGCGAGGTCCGCATGAGGCGATTCTGGTCAGCCGCCGAGGATGATCGACTGCGATCGATCTACAGCGACATGCCGACGTCGGAGGTCGCGAAGATTCTCGGGCGCTCGATCTGCGGCGTGAACGGCCACGCGCAGAAGCTCGGCCTGGTCAAAACCCAAGCCTATCTCGACAGCCCAGCGGCGTGCCGTCTGCGCCGCAGCCCTAACCCTGGAATTGCCTTTCGCTTCCCGAAGGGCCACGTTCCGGCGAACAAGGGCATGCGCATGCCCGGTTGGGCGCCTGGACGCATGGCGGAGACCGAATTCAAGAAGGGCCAGGTCTCGCGGAACGCCATGCCCATGTGGAGCTTTCGTATGGTCGACGGCTACCTGATGCTGAAGACCGGCAAAGCCCACGCGGCCCCGAACACTGGCTGGGAATACGTTCACCGGCTGATCTGGGAACAGGCCAACGGCCCCTTGCCGCACTGGACGCTGGCACGGCTCTGGTGGAAAGACGGTGACCACCTCAACTGCGCTCTCTCGAATCTGGAGCTGCTTGCCGGCAAGGACCATGTCGCGCGCACCACCGTACACCGCCTGCCAGAGCCGCTGCGGCGCGTGATTCAACTGACCGGAGTTCTGAAACGGAAGATCAGAAAAATTGGAGGCGCTGGTGCCGAAGAACACGCTCGACGATCTGCGTAATCACTTGTTCGAAACGATCGAAGCGCTGAAGGACGACGAGAAGCCGATGGACGTCGCCCGCGCGAATGCCATCTGCAACGTCTCCCGGAGCCTGATTGATTCCGCGAAGGTCGAACTGAAATACCTCGACCTGGTCGGCGGCGAAACCGCCGCATCGTTCCTCGCGAAGAGGTCCGAAGCCCCGGCGCTGGTGGCCCCGCCGCGGAAAGAACCGAGGACTGCGTGAGCACACTTTTTGCGCGCGACCTAATCCCATCGCGGGAAGCGCGCACCCCCGGCCGGAAGCCGCTAGCGACAGCGGCTCGCGTGAAGCACCACGCGATCATGGCCCGGCCGGGGCGCAAAGTTCCTGTCGGAGCAGGGCACGGTGACCGACCCAGCCGCGCCCTGCTCCGCAGAAATGGCAGGCCGGAAAGACGGCGAATCTAGATCGCGGAGAAGGGCAGCTTTCGCGCGATCGGAAAATGACGAGGCTCGCGGAGATCCGCCAGAGCAGCCGCCGGCGCCCTTCTCGCCGGCGGTTTAATCCCGCGAGCCGACCAAAGACCCTATGAGCCTCAGTGAGGCCGAATTGACTGCTGGAGTCAGCCACCGCGCGCTTGAGACGCTGCGCGCGCGCGACAACCGGAAAACCACGACACAGATCATCACGGCGTACGACGCGACGGCGGTGATCGATACCCCGATGCGCAAGCTCGAAGTGTTGCAGTCGCATTCGGGCCAGGTCATCCTGCGCAACACCGAGTACGTCGGCGCTCGCGCTGACGTGGAACACATCTTCCTCGCCTACGCCCACGCGCAGTCACTGGCTAGCGTGCTGCGCGATCTCGAGCCGCCTGCTGAAGAACCGCATGTGCAGCAGCCAACTAACGGCAAGGTGGTGCGGCGCGCATGAACCCACTGCTGAAGCCCAGCCCTTCATCCCCAGCCCTGCACGTCGCGCGACTCGAGCTGCGCGCCGGCATGACTCGCAGCCAGTCGCTCGACAACCATGACTACTCCCTCGTCGTCGCTGCGCTCGAGCGCACCGAAGGCAACGTCTCGCGCGCGGCCGTCGATCTCGAGATCCACCGCAACACGCTCGACCGCATGCTCCGCGAATTCAATCTCGCGGGCTTTGCCAAGCAGCTGCGGCAACTGCCGCGGCGACAGCTGCGGCTCGTCTTCGAACCTTCCCATGGCCCTCGCCGGGCCGGTGGAAAAACCTGTGTATCGCGCGTGGAAGAACCTGCGCGCCGGAGGGCATAACGTGAACCATGGGTTCGCTTCTAGGTCGATCGCAACTCTCGGCCCCACAGCATTTTCACAAATTGAAGTAGCACGCGAGCCGCGCGACGACAGCGCGGCCCGAGGTTTTGCACAGATTCCACAGGAAACGGTTACGGCTCTTGGTTCTAATGATTTTGAATATCTGACTTCAGGAACCAGAGCAGAGTCACGGAAAACTGTGGATCGCGCACCGCGGCTCGAGCTGAAGCTGCTGCAGGAACGCAACTGGCCCCAACCCGAGCTGACCCCATCACAGCTCGCCGACCTGCTCAACTTCGTGCTCGGCGATCCTTACCCGGAAATGAGTCGCGTGAATCCGGCGCGGCGCATGCGGTTCTTCCGGTTCCACCGCCTGGTGGTGAGTGGCTGGCGCGCGAAGAGCCGGCTGGTGATCGAGCACTGGTGCGACGGCCAGCTTGAGATCGAACGCATCATTCCAGAACGGCACCGCGGGGGCGGCCGCAAGCCAGGCGAATCGGTTCCGCGACAAATCGCCGCGATCATGGCGAACGCGCGAGGTGGCACATGGTGACCGCTCCGCTCGGAAAGATGCTGCCGACCGTCGCCGCTCCGCACCCGAAGTTCGGCATGTACATCTGGATTGCGCCGCACCTCGAGTTGGACTGGCGCCCAGGGCTGCGCAAGCTGGCGGTGGCGCAGCATCCGGACCATCCGCGGCGCGAGCTCTGTCTGGTGGGGGTGGCAATATGCGTGAACTGAAACCTCAGCCCTCAGCCCTCAGCCCTCAGCCCTCAGCCCTCAGCCCTTTTCCGACTTCGTGGAGAAGCGGCTGCGGGAACATCGGGTGTGGCAGGACGAGCAGGAGCGACTCGGGCTACAGGAATGCGTGAACGAAGTTCTGGCGGCGACGGAGGTGCCGCACGAATGCTAGATGCGATCGATCTGAAAAAATCTGCGCGGCTGACCGACGAGGAAATCAAGACGGTTTTCTCGACCGTTGCGCCTAGCGCTGACAATCGTTTCCTCAGCTACTTTGCGACCGCGGTGCTGGCGGCCACGCGCAGGGATTTCATGATCCTGCGGCCGACGGCGCTGATCCTGATCGCGAAGTATCGACTCACGCAGCCCACGGAAGGAGCCAGCGATGGAAACAGCATCCCCGAAAACGAAGCTAGTACTGCCCAAGCTCGCCGATCTGCCACATGAGGCGGAGACCACTTGCGGCCATCGGAACGTCGGAAGATGGGTGATCGTCGCGTTCGAGCCGGGGCGCGTGGCGGCTGATATCTTCGGCGATCATGCGGCGCTGGCATCGGCGCAATACACGAAGTGCGGCCACGTCGATAGAAGGGGCGTCAATCAAGTGCATGCACGCATTTCGTAGCATCTGGAATCCGCGCGATCGGCGTTGGTCTACGTCCCAGCCCTGCTGCTGCGGATTATCGAATCCCTCTGTGAAGATCAGAGCCATAAATCCTCCTTCCGATTTAGCTGCTCAACACCGCGCCAAGCCCCCAGGCCGGGCGCGATGCTCAGAAGCAGCGACGCGCCGGGTGAGAAGCGCGGCTTTCCCGCCGAGCTCTTCCTGGCCGATACGAGCTTACTGCTGCGCACCGAGCTGCCGATCGGCTCGGCTCCGGACGTGATCTTCTGCGGCGCGCGCGCCTTCCGCCGTGTGCTGCGCGTGCGCGGCGGATTGCAGTACGTCGAGTGCAGCTGCTGGCGCGTGCCGGATCCGGACAGCGGCGCCACGCTAGACCAGGAGCCGAACCATGGCGGGTGAAACCCACTCTCCCACCAAACAGAAGCCGCTCACCGATCGCCAGGATGAGCTCATCGAGGAGCTGCTCGCCATCCTGCGGCCGCAGCTCGATGGCGCCGAACCAGTCGACTCGGCGCAGTACCGCGCGCTGCACTCAGCGATCGCGCACTACACCGTGGAGGTTCAGGGGCAATGACGATCGACGATCTGCCCATCACCGTCGCGCTGGCGTGGCTGCTGATCGGAATGGCGTTTGCAGCCTTCCACGATCGGCGGCAGATGCGACAGGATGTTCCCTATCCGGACTACCCTTCCGGGATCCCACTGCGCGAGCTGCGCCTCTCGACCAGCACGGTGATCGCGCTGTTCTGGCCGTTCATTCTCGCGACCGCGCTGCGCCGAATCGTTGCCCGCCGCCGCGACAAAACGCGCGCCGAAGTGATGGACAAAACTTAAGTTGCGCGTCGGTCGTAACTACGCTAGTATCCCGCCAGCGGTCCACAATTCCCCTTCTGCTGGTTTTTTCCCTTCTCTGAGCATTTTCAGCGCCGGGCGCGCGCCAAAGCCGCCCCCTTCGATAATCATGAGCAAACGTGTGTACGGCTGGGAAGACAACCCAGCAGTGGACTCCTTTCGTTTCCGCCTCTCGGACAACAGGGCCGACGATCTAGTGGAGAGCGGTCAGGCTGACTATATCACGCTGAACGATGGGCGCGAAGCCGTGCAATTCCTGCGTCCCGAAGACGTCGGCGTTCCGGTCCCAGGAAATTTCCTGGCCGTGTGGCAGAAGCGCCTATCCGGATGCCACTGTCCCCGGTTGAAAATTGAAGTGACGCCAATCCCAGTCTGGCAAATGAACCCGCAGCCGGCCTTGGCTGGAACGCAGCTGTGAATGCCGCCGAGGCGGCTAACTCGGAGTGTGGACCAGCCGCGTGATTTCAGGTGCTTCGGCGCTTAGAGGATTTAATTCTTGCGGCGTGCGTGAAGATGGTTCTGGCGTCAGACGGCGCCGACGCTCTTTCCCCACATACGGTGCTTTGGCTGGGCGGGATTGCCTCAGACTACGGGTCGACGCTGCGCGCGACGGAGTTGCGATTGCGGCGTCACTATGGGCTTGAACCTCCGCAACCCACAGACACGCTGGACAGTCCTCGGCGCACTCCGAACCAAACCGGTTGAGTTCGTGAGCGTACGGCGCGAGTTGCAGCAGGGCCAGCATGAGTGTGTTGACCGCAGACTAGCGCCGACGCTGGCTTTGCGGCCATACGGTCTAAACCTGACGCTTCCAGGCTGAAGGTGCAAGGAACCAAGGTAATCGATGAAACATCCGGAGATCCAGACGCCGTCGGAATTCCAGTTCTATGTGCAGCAGCACGGCACGCGCTATCAGCCTTACACCGAGAAGCGCACGATGGAGCAGCTGCAGGCCGATCTCAACAAGGCGCACGACAATCTGAAGAAACAGGTTGTCATCAACACGAAGCTCAACACGCGCCTGACCACGACGCAGCGGCAGCTGGGCTGGCAACGCATCTGGACACGAGTTCTCACCGCGTCAGCGATCGGACTGTGGCCCATTACGCTATGGCTGCTACAGCAGTTTCTCGCGACCCGGCGCTGATTTGAATGCCTACCCGAGCGCCGAGAGCTGTACCGCAGGGCCACGAACACGATGCGCGCGATCGCGAGCGGCAACGTCGCGCCGGCGGGATCCGGCGACTCTATGACTCGGTGCAGTGGCGGCGCCGCACTCAGCCTGCGGTGCTGGCACGAGATCCGCTGTGCATGATCGCTAAGCTGTGCGGTGGGGCCGCGCCGAGCACTGACGCGGACCACATCGTGCCGGCGGCGAAGTACATCGCGCAACACAACGGCGACGAGCGGTTCTTCTTCGATATGAATAACTTGCAGGGAGCCTGCCATGCTGATCACACGGCAAAGACATCGGCGGGGGGGTAGGGGGGTCGGTTTTCGCCAGGCGCGGCCGCTAGCGACCGGTGTCCAGCCACACGCGTGACGCCGCAGCAAAAGAGTTTTTCAAAAATGGGCGGAAGAGGGTCAGGCGGCAGCAATCGGATGCCGTCGAAGGTCAAGGCGGTCCGCGGCAATCCTGGCAAGCGCAAGCCGAACCGGCGCGAGCCGCGGCCCCGCGCGGGCATGCCGGAGATGCCCACAGATCTGAAGGGCGCCGCGCGCCAGGAGTGGAATCGGCTCACGCCAGTGCTCGAGAAGATGGGCGTGCTGACCACCGCCGACGGCCCCGCGCTGGCCGCCTACTGCAAACTGCACGCCCTGGCGCTGCAGGCCGACGCCGCGATCAGGAAGTACGGCATCGTCATCGCGAAGGTCGACGAGGTCGGCGTCTCGACGCTGAAAAAGAATCCGGCAGTCTCGATCTTCAACGAGTGCAGCCGGCTGATCCGAGCATTTCTGCAGGAGTTCGGCCTCACGCCGGCATCCCGCACCAAAGTCGCCGCCAGTGAAGGCCGCGATCTCGAACCTGATGTTAAAGCACAAGACCAGCTTCAAGACTTCCTCGACCGAAAGCCTGCTAGCGAGCGCGCACAGTAAGACGCCGCGCGTCGCTCGCTACTGTCTCGACGTCCTGACCGGAAACATTCCCACCGGCCGGCTCGTCTTCCTGGCAGTCGAGCGCCACGTCCGCGATCTCACGGATGGCCCCACGCGCGGCCTGCGTTACGACGACGTCGCGGCCGCGTACGTGATCGAGTTCTTCTCGAAGTTCCTGTGCTTCGCCGAGGGCGAGAACGCCGGCAAGCCGTTCATCCCTGAGCCCTGGCAGCAATTCGTCCTGGCGTCGCTGTTCGGATGGAAGGGCCCCGACGGCTTCCGCCGTTTCCGCACCGCCTACAACGAGATCGGCAAGGGCAGTGGTAAGTCGCCACTCGCGGCCGGCATCGGTCTGTTCGGACTACTCGCCGACGGTGAGCCGGCCGCTGAGGTCTACGCCGCGGCCGTCATGAAGGACCAGGCGAAGATTCTGTTCCGCGACGCCGAGAACATGCGCAGCCAGTCGCCGCTGCTGCGCCAGAAGATCGCGGCACACGTCAACAATCTCTCGGTGCGGGCAACGGCCTCTTTCTTCCGCCCGATCTCTTCGGAAAAGCGCGGCCTCGACGGCAAGCGCGTGCACATGGGATTGCTCGACGAGATCCACGAGCATCCCAGCCCGATCGTCGTCGACAAGATGCGCGCCGGCACCAAAGGGCGCCGCCAGGCCCTGATCTTCATGATCACCAATTCGGGGTTCGATCGTGAGACGGTCTGCTTCCACCAGCATGAATACTCGCGGCGGATCCTCGAGGGCGTGCTCGAGAACGACGCACACTTCGCCTTCATCTGCCACCTCGACGCCTGCGAGGAGTGTCGCGCCAACGGCCACACCCAGCCGAAAGATGGCTGCGCGAATTGCGACAGCTGGCTCGATGAGGACGTCTGGATCAAAGCCAACCCGAACCTGGGCGTCTCCATCCGGAAGGAATATCTGCGCGAGCTCGTGACCGAGGCCGTCTCCATGCCGACCAAGGAAGGCATCGTCCGCCGGCTGAATTTCTGTTTCTGGACCCAGGGGGAGACCCGCGCGATCGGCGCCGAGGCCTGGCGCGTGTGTGCCGGCGCCGGTGCCGAGGATCCGGTGGCCTGGCGAGCTCGCCAGCTCGAGGAGCTCAAGGGCCTCACCTGCTACGGCGCATTCGATCTCGGATCCACCGACGACATGACCGCCGACGTATTCTTCTTCCCGAAGCAGGCGAAACTGCCGAAGGCCCGCGTGCTGCCCTGGTTCTATGCCCCGCGCGAGTCGGTGGCTCTGCGCACGCAGCGCGATCGCATTCCGTACGAACTCTGGGAGCGCCTGGGCTTTCTCAAGGTGACGCCAGGCAACGTACGTGACGACGAATTTATCCGCAAAGACGTCGGGGAGTGTGGGCGGCGTTTCAACGTGCGCGAGATCCGCTTCGATCCTTACCGCGCGCTGCTGCTGGTGAACCAACTGCAGGCCGATGGCTTCACGCTGGTCGAGCACCGCCAGGGCTTCGTCTCGATGCACGATCCTATCACGCGCCTGCTCAGCATGGTGAAGGGCGCGGAGTTCGAACACGGCAACAATCCCGTGCTGAACTGGATGGCCGACAACCTGGTGGTGGTGAGCGACGCGGCCGGCAATCAGAAGCCGGTGAAGCCCTCGAATTCCAACTCACCGAAAAAGATCGATGGCATGGTCGCGCTCGCCATGGCGATCGCCGCGGCCGACGCGCACCCGATTCCGACTTCGCGCCCGCGGCTAATGCGCATATGACTTCCCGGTATATGAGTCCAGAGGTACAGCCCTGAGCTCGCAGCCCATCCCGATCGGAAGCAACCGGCAGCAGCACGAAACCGAGCTTCTTAAGAAGCGCGAGCGAGCCGCGCGCCGATCCGACACGCTGTACATCGCCGGCGCGGTCCTGGTCGCCGCAGGCCTGGGGCTGATCCGGATCTACCTGGCGCCGATCGCGGTCGGCGTGTTCTGCCTGATCTTGCCCGGGCTCGAGCTCGCCACCGGATTCATCCGCGGGCTGCGCGCCCCGCACTCGCCGCAAGGACGTCGTTAAACCAAGATGGGCCTGATCTCCGAATTCCGCTCGTCGCTCGAAAATCCGCAGACTCCGCTGTCGTTCCCGGCGGAGTGGCTGCTCGATATTTTCAACGGCGGCCGCACCGACAGCGGCATCCGCGTCTCCGAGCTGACGGCCCTGCAGGTCACGACGATCTATTCCTGCGTCGAGCTGAAGGCAGGAGCGATCGGCGCGCTCGAGCTGAAGATCTTCGAAAAGATCATCAACCCGGATGGCCGGCTGAACCGCCGCACTGATCACGACAACGACCTCTGGGATTTGCTGCACGAAGAGCCGAACCACGAAATGTCGAGCTTCACCATGCGCAAGTGCGTGCAGGCGCACCGCATGCTCTGGGGCAACGGCTACATCGAGCTGCAGCGCGATGGCGGCGATCGCGTCGTCGCCCTCTGGCCCCGCAACCCGGCTCGCACCAAAGTGCGCCGCGCCCGCGAGCCCATGCTGATCCGCGGTGAAATCATCCGCGCCGGCGAGATGTTCTACGCCACCACCGAAGGCATGGAAACGGCCGCGATGGACGTCGAGGAGTCGGTCAACGAGAGCTACACCAGCGAGCGCGCCATCCTGCCGGCCGACATGATCAGCCTGCCCGGCCTGGCGCTCGACGGCCGCGTCGGGCAAGACGTCATCCAGCTCGCGCGCAACGCCGTCGGCCTGGCGCTGGCCACGGAAAAGTTCGGTGGCAAGTTCTTCGGCAACGGCGCCCTCGGCTACGGCATTTTCAAGATCCCCGGGAACCTCACTCCTGAAGATTTCCAGGCGTTCACCCGCGAGGTGCAGGAAGCCTGGGGCGGTGAGAACCAGCAGCGGCCGCTGGTCTTGCAGGGCGGCGAAGACTACGTCGCCACTTCCACCAAGCCCGACGAAGGCCAGTTCATCGAGTCGCGCAATTTCCAGATCGCCGAGTGCTGCCGGGTGATGGGGAACGTCCCACCGCACATGGTGGGCTCGACCGAGAAGATCCGCGCCGCCAACGTCGAGCAGATCGGGCAGGAGTTCCTCACATTCTCGCTGCGGCCCGACCTGATCTGCTGGCAGCAGGAAATGGATCGCAAGCTCTTCCCGCGGCCCACCATCGGCCGCAACGCCGGCAAGAAGTTCGCCGTGATGTTCGATACCTGGCCCCTGGTCACGCCTGCGGCCGCGGACCTGCGCACGTTCATCCAGGCCATGGTGCAGTGGGGCGTGTGGGCGCCGAACGACGCGCGCGCCCGGCTCAATGACAACCCTCTTAGCGATGCCGGCGCCGACGCCACCTGGATGCAAATCAACATGGCCCCAGTCGACCAGCTCTACGAGACGCCGGCACTGCCCGGCCCCGGTGGTGAGCCCGAGGCCAACCAGGATGACGAAGGTGAGGAGCCAGACACGAAACCTTCCAAGGGCAAAGGTAACGGCAACCGCAGCCGCCTGCTGGTTCAGCGCGTTTCGCGCGTCTATTCGCGGCTCTTCCGTGATGCTTTTGGGCGCATCTCAGCCCGTTCCAACCTTGATCTCGCGGCCTTCCGGCAGGTTTTCCTGCCCGTGTTGGTCTCGATCGGCGAGGAGCTCGAGCACTATGCGGCCCAGATGTTCCCGGCCGACCTGAGCCCTGACGCGCTCTCCAGCTCGAGCTTCCTCGCCGGCTATCTCGAAACCATGCTGCACCGCGCCCGCAACGAGAAATGGGCGCAAGCCAATGGCAACGCCGACTCGATCGCGCAGAAGGAACTGCTGCGCGCGGTCCGCGCCCTGGCCGTCGAGGCCTGGCGCAACGCGGCCACAGCCGCGGCAAAACAAGAAACCGAGGTGATCGCACCATGACGATCGAACGCCGATTCCTGAAGGCTGCCGAGATCCGCGCCGACGGCGATGGCCACATCACGGGCCATGCCGCCGTGTTCAACGAAGAGTATGTGCTCTGGGATAGCTCGAGCTACCGCGTCGTCGAGAAGGTGAAGCCCGGCGCCTTCTCCCGCGCCCTGCAGGAAAAGCAGGACGTCCGCTGCCTCTTCAATCACGATCCCAACCAGCTGCTCGGCCGCACCACCGCCGGCACCATGAAGCTGAAGCAGGATGACGCCGGGCTTTATTTCGACTGCACGCCGCCCGACACGCAACTCGGCCGCGACGTCGTGACGCTGGTGAAGCGCGGTGACGTCACCGGGGCCAGCTTTGCTTTCACGGTTACGAAGCAAACCGTCACCGAGGAAGAGGACAACGGCAAAACCACCCGCACGCGCGTGATCGAAGACGTCGACCTGTTCGATGCCAGCCCGGTCACCTACCCCGCCTATGCCGGCACCGACGTGAACGCCCGCGCCATGGAGATGCGCATGGCCATGTTCCCCGGCGGCGTGCCGGCCAGCGTGACCGACCTGGTGCCTCAGCTGCGATCTTCCGATTCGCAGGGTGACGACCAGGCCTGCCGCTGCGGCTGCCGCGCCTGCAAGTCGGCCGAGTGCGACGAATGCGAGATGCACATGGCGCGCTGCGGCGACCAGAGCCTCTGCGATCACAGCGCCACCCGGTCCGAGCGGTCCGCTCAGCGCGACGGCAAACTCACCAAGCGAGTCGACGGCGAAGATCTGCCGGCGTCGTCGTTCCTCTACGTGGGCGACGCGCAGAAGACCTCGACCTGGTCGCTGCCCTGGAAGTTCTCGACCGACGCGAAAACCAAGTCACACCTGCGCAACGCGCTCGCGCGTTTCAACCAGACTCAGAACGTGCCGGCCGACAAAAAGGCCGGCGTGTGGAAGCGCCTGGTGCGGCTCTGCAAAAAGTATGGCATCACGGTGAGCGACCAGGAGTCGAAGAGCTTCAACCTGACGGCCGAGCAAAGAGCCACGATCGGCGGCGGCGAGAACTGCGAGTGCGACTGCCCCGAATGCCTGGTGGGCGACTGCGAGAACTGCAGCGAGCCCGATTGCGACGACGAAGGCTGCAATCACGAAGGCTCGAGCGCCGATGACGACCGCGGCGCCGCGCTGGCCCACATCGAAGACCGCCTGCGCGCGGTCCGCTAACAACTTTTCGAGATCCACCCGGAAGGCGGCGTGCCGGATGCGGCGCGGCGTAGTGGCCGAAGCGCGGCCTTCTGAAAACGTGCGACCCCGCCGCGGAGCGGTGGGCAGGGCGCGAATTTCAACACGAGGACAAATCCGATGTCTCAATCCCGACTGAGCGCGATCCGCCAGCAGCTCCTGCAGCTGAACCAGCAGGCCCAGGAGTTCCGCACCAAGATCGCCGACAAAAACTCCACCCCGCAGCAAGTGAAGGAGGCCCGCACCGCATTCGACAAGATGGATTTCGGCGGCGAAGGCTTCACCGTTGACAAACCCGCGAAAGATACCATCTGCGCGCTGATCGTCGAGCGCGACGAAATCATTGCCGACAACGAGCGCGAAGTGCGCCTCGGCAACCTGAGCCGCGAACTGGGCAACTCCGGAACGCTGCCCCAGGACGATCCCAGCCGGCGCCCCGGCACCGATCGCGCCACGCACATCCAGATCTATGACGCTGCTCTGCGGCGCCATGGCGTGCAGGTGACGAAGCGCGGAGGCCAGCTCCAATTCAAGAACCTCGCGCTCGATCACGTGCACAGCGACGTGCGGCAAACCGTCGAGAGCCTGAACCGGCGCTTCTTCGAATCCTTCAAACGCTACATGTGCGCCGTCGCCACCGGCGATCCCGCGCGTGCCCAAAACGAAGATCGCGAGATCGTCTTCGGTCGGCACGAAGACTTCCGCGGCTTCCTGCTCGGCGGCCCCGAGATCGGCGACAAGGAAAAGCGCGACATGGGCATCGGCACGCTCTCGCTCGGCGGCTACTTCGTGCCCAAAGGCTTCGTGTACGACGTCGAAGAGGCCCTGAAGTACTACGGCCCCATGCTGCTCGTCGCCGAGATCATGGACACGGCCACCGGCCAGCCCCTGCCGTACCCCACCGACAACGACACCACCATCATGGGTGAGCTCGTCGGGGAAGGCCAGCAGGTCTCGGACAAAGACGTGAGCCTCGGCCAGGTGCTGTTCGGCGCCTGGAAGTTCAGCTCAAAGATGGTGAAGCTGTCCCTCGAACTGATGCAGGATTCGGCCTTCGACATGGAAAGCTATCTCAAAAAGAAGCTCGCCATCCGCATCGGCCGCATCTACAACCAGCAATTCACCATCGGCACCGGCACCAACGCGCCCAACGGAATCGTGACCGCGGTCATCGCCGCTTGCGGCGCGCCTTCGGCCACGGCCTGGGCTGGCGCTAATAACGGCTACGGCATCCCGCTGATCGCGAGCGGAGCCGCCACCAACGACGGCGGCGCTGAAACCGGCGGCACCTCCATCGGCTCGCAGGATATCGACAACCTCGAGCACACCGTCGATCCACTGTATCGCCGCGGGGCCGCGTACATGTTCCACGATCAGACGCTGCGCCGCATCAAGGTGCTGCTCGACAAGTACGGGCGCCCGCTGTGGAAGCCCAGCATGGCCTCCGGAGAGCCGGATCGTCTGAACGACTATCCGTTCTACATCAACAATGACATGACGCCGGTGCCCGCCGTCGCCGCCGCCAACCAGAACACGGTGCTGTACGGGCAGCTCGACAAGTACGTGATTCGCCGGGTGAAAGAGCTCGGCATCATCACCCTGCGCGAGCGCTTTGCCGATTACGGCCAGCTGGCTCTCATCGGCTTCAGCCGCGCCGACGGCCAGCTGCTCGACGCCGGCACGCACCCCATCTGCTACCTGCAGCAGGCAGCCAGCTAGTAACCGCCCAGCTTTGGCCGCCAGCGCGCGAACCTGCCGCTGGCGGCTGATCTGGTGGCCCCAACAAATTTAGAAACTGGAGAAAAACGATGAACCCGATTCTTTTAGTTTGCCTGCTGTTCTTTCACGGCGCCGCGGTCCTGAAAGTTCTGGCTGCGCTCGCCGCTCTCGGTGCCCTCGGCACCTTCATCACCGCACAAACTCCCGGCCCCATGGTCAGCGCCGGCTCTCCGGACTACGACACCGTCGTGGGGCAGAGCAGCAACCTGCCCTTCCAGTTCGAAGTGCTCACCGGCACCACTGACGTCATCACCGGTGGCGGGGGCTCGCTCAATCTGCCGCCTGGCCTGTCGGCTACCACCAGCGTGCCGATCTGCGGCACCAGCTTCATCGAAACCGCGGGCGTGGATGCTACTACGCTGGCGGGTCCGGTGGCTGGCGCTCCATCGGCCGGCGGCAACGACGGCCTCGAGATCACGATCGTCGACAACAGCGGCCACGCCCATACCGTGACCGCGCCGGCGAACTCGATCACACCGGCGCACCACCTGATCACGTTCAACGGCACACAGGGAAGCTTCGTCACCCTGGTGGCCCGGAACGGCAAGTGGATCCCGGTGCAGCAGTCCGGCGTTACCATCAGCTAGCTGTTTGCCAGCCGGGGGAGATCGCCTTAGAGCCTCTCTCCCAGCGCCTGGCTGCAGGGGCGGCTGACCAAACCCCCTCGCTTTCCCGCGCATCCGGGGAGCGGCGCCGCCCCTGTAAATTCGTCAATTTCAAATTGACGGGCTAGTCCGATGTTCAACCGTTCCTACCACTTACGGGCGGTCAAGCAAGCGGGCGGCGGCCAGAAGGTGGCCCAGGCGGTGCTGTCGCCGACCGAGGGCGGAAAGTTCTATCGTCCGGCCGCGCCCGTGCCAGCCCAGCCGCCCGGCACGCGCAGGAAACGGCGCTGTAGCCCCGAGGACGATCGCCAGTTCAAGCTGGCCTTTGCCCTCACCGAAGAGGAGCTCGCCGCCGAGTTCGAAAGGATGTTCCCGCTATGAGGATGATCAAAATTCGCATCCGCGCCACCGGCCAGGTCACCGACATGGTCCCAGCCGTCGCCCGAGCCATGATCAACGGCGGCACGGCCGAAGAAGTGAAGCCGGCAATCAAACTTCCGCGCGAACTGGTGGACGATGCCGGTCCCATCGGAAAAGCCGCCGCCGCCGGAATCGAATCGATGGCAGTCGGGCCGCCATCGCGCAAGCCGATGTTCTCGCGCAAGCGCGCCGGCTGAAGCCCGATAGCCGAAGCCCGAAGCCGCCTTTCCAATGTCCTACATCGTCGAAGAAGTCGCCCCGGTCGCTGAGCCGCTCGCGCTCGCCGACGTGAAGAACTATCTCAAGGTGAACGTGTCGAACGACGACGCCTTCATCCAGGAGCTGATCCAGTCGGCGCGCGAATACGTCGAGGGCTTCACCGGCCGCTCGCTGGTGAACAAGGGATACCGGCAATCGCTCGATGCCTTTCCTTACTTCGTCGACACGGTCATGTCGCAGATGGCCTACCCGCCCAGCTACTATTCGCTGCCGCGGTACTCCACCACGCTGTGGAACTATTCCCAGATGATCAAACTGCTGCGCGCGCCGCTGCAGTCGATCACCAAAATCACCTACAGCGACAGCGTCACCGGCGAGATCCAGGCGCTCTACCCGGCACTGTTCAACTGGCAGCCGCTCAACGAGTACAACCTCACCGACCAGATCGAGGATCCGAACGGCAACCTGCAGGTGGTGACGGCCGTCGCCCAGGGCGATGAGGATTCGACATCGATGTCGGGCACCACGCAGCCCACCTGGCCCGTCATCTCTGGTAACACCGTTTCCGATGGCAGCCTGACCTGGACGTGCATGGGGCCGGTACCCGACTCCGGCGATTTCGTCTACGACTACGACTCGGTGCCGCCGCGCATCTTTCCGCTGCCCGGCCAGACCTGGCCGCCGGTGCTCTATGTTCCGAACGCGGCGCAGATCCACTTCATCGCGGGCTATGGCGCGAACGGCAAAGCCGTGCCGGCCACGCTACGCCAGGCCATGCGGCTACTGATCTCCGACGGCTACTACAACCGCGAGACTTCGTTCAGCGGCTCGATCGCCGAGTCGCCCACTCTGATGCGCCTGCTCTATCGCTGGAAGATTCAAATCAAGGCCGCCACCCGCGGCTAACTTTCGCCAGGAGAACTTACCCATGAAGACACAGCAAACTGTTTACAGCAGCCCGTCGTTTCTGAAGAAAGCCACCTGCGTGCTGGCCGCGCTGCTCATGTTCGCCCTGCCGGCTTTTGCCACGCCGACGGCGCTGTCGACGATCGTGCTGGTGCAGAACAACGTCGCCGTCACCGCCGGCCAGCTGGTCGTCGCCTTCACTGCCTGCGACAACGTGAACGGCAATTCGTTCGTCTCCACCGGCCGCGAGGTCCTGCTCGTGAACAACACCGCGGGCAGCGCCGGCACCTTCACCGTCACCAGCGTGCCCGATCCTTTCGGGCGCAGCGACACTTCGCTGACGGCTTACTCGCTCGCGGCCGGAGCCATCGCGGCCGTGCAGATGAAATATCAGACGGGCTGGATCTCGGGCACATCGATCGCGCTGGCCTGCAGCGCCGCCACCATGAAGTTTGCCGTCGTTCAGTACAACTGATGCCGCTCCGCCGTCTTAGCGCCGGGCTGCCGCGCCCAGGGCAATACGTGGCCCTGGGCGCGCTCAACCGGCAGATCACGTTCTACTCGCCGGCGGTGCGCAGCCCCGTCGACAACAGCATGGGCGCGCCGTCGGCGGCCTTCAGCTGCTGGGCAGCGCTCTATGCCCTGGCCGGCGACGAACTCGACAAGGCGCAGCAGATCGCGCAGCGCGTCACCCACCTGGTGGTGATTCAGTACGCTCAGGGAGCCGCGGAGAACATGACCATTCAGTACCTCGACGCGGGCGGCGAGCGCAACTTCCAGATCGCCGCCATCGAGGATCCCGACGAGCTGCGGGTGCAGCTAAAAATCTACTGCTTCGAAATCGGCTCGAACGCCGGCGGAGCCTCGTGAATGAGCAACCGGGCAATCCAGGTCGCGCTTCTCGGGTTTCTGCTCTCTTGTCAGGCCCTGGCCCAGCACGGCATCAAGCTCACCTGGACGGCATCGACTACCAGCGGCATCCAGAATTACAGCGTCTGGCGCAGCACAACCTCGGGCAACGGCAACTGCGGCTGGACCTCCCCGGCGGTAACCCCGTGCCCCTACGCCGAGATCGCCACCGGCGTTGCGTGCTGCAGCTATCTCGACACCGCGGTCACGCCCGGCGTCACGTATTACTACGTCGTGGCCGACTGGGCGCCGGCGCCCACGGCCGCCACTGCCACGGCCACGATCGGCACCGCCGGTTCGAGCAACGCGTGCCCAGGAGCCCTCGACTGCGTAACCAGCGTGACGCTCACCAGCGGTGGAAGCGGCTACAACTATGGACTCAGCACCGGCCGGGCAAACTCGCCGGGCTTCGTCTTCTCCGGCGGGGGTGGCACGGGAGCAGTGTTCCCCACCTGCACCAACTGGAATGGCACCGCTTATCAGGACTCGATCTATTCGTGCGATCAGATGGATATCTCGGGCGGTGGCTCAGGCTTTGCGGGCTCCGGCTTCAGTTCAACGCCCACCGTGACGGCCACCACAGGCCCACTCGACATGGGGCAGATCTACCCTGCGGTGCCAGGCAGCGGCATCTCGAATGCCGCGTTTTCGAACGAGGTCTCCATGCTCGATAACAGCGGCCCCAACGCAGGAGTAAGGCTGCGCGAGCTGGGCGTTTTCCCTGGACTGCGATGAATTCACTTCTCCACGACAAGAGGCAAACTATGAGACGGCAACGCCATGCTCCAACGATCATCGGACTGCTCGCGTTCTTTCTGCTCTGCCTGGTGCCTGCCGGGAATGCCCAGTCCCCTCCCTGCGTCCAGATCACGCCAAATCAGTCGGCCTTCCAGCTCGGCGAGAAGTGCAACTTCACTTCCGCCTCCGGCCCCGTGGGCGGTTTCAGCGTCAGCGGCCTGACCTTCTGGCAGGTGATCTTCGTGCCCTCAGGCACGGTCACGGGTGCCACGCTCTCGCTTGACTCCTCCGCCACCGGTATTAGCGGATCCTGGAGCACTGGCGGCGTCATCGCTGCGGCGACGATCGGAGCCATGACCTCGGCTGGGTCGTATGCCAACACGACCGCGACGTCACCCACAAACTTCATGCAGCTCACGCCCACGATCACCGGTTCGGGCATAGTCACGGTCATCATCTTCGGCTACACCAACAACCCCGCGGGCGGCGGCACCAGCGGCGGCAGCGTCACTGTCAGCAACTTCCCGAGCACGCAGAACACCAACATCCAGCAAATGGGCGGAGTTGCGCTCAGCCTCTTTGCCACGCTGTTCAGCGCGCAGTCGGCGACTGCCACAGCCACGAGCGGAGCAGTAAGGATCCCCGACTTCGCCGGCACGGGCACGCTCGAAATCAGCGGCGCATCCATCGCGGGCTCGCCTTCCGGGTGCCAGATCGCTCTTGCCTACCAGCCGAACACGGGCGCACCGGCGAGCGCGGCGCAAGCCACCATCACCTTCACCCCAGGCAATTCCACCCAGCTGTTCGCCGTGAACCCCACCAACCCCACAGGCGATGCGTGGATCGCGACCTACACCTGCGGAACCTATCCCAGCGCCGGCACCATCTCGGTTGCTTTCGCGCCCAGCACCCCCGCGTCGATTGTGGGCGCGTTGCCCGCCGGTGCGAATACGGTCGGCAAAGTCGATCTGCTCGGCAACGCCGGCGCGGCAGTCGATGCCGCTGCCGGAGCCACCGCGGCCGCCAATTCTGTCGCTGCAGGCGGCACTTACAACGCTAGCGCGCCCACGCCGTCGACTGGCCAGCAAGAACCTCTGCAGCTCGACTCGAGCGCAAACCTCAAGGTGAATGTAAGTGCGGCGTTGCCCGCGGGAGCCAATACGATCGGGGCGGTCAACACGCAGCCCACCGGCTTTGGCACGCTGATCGGCTTCCAGCAGGCGGTGACCGCGTCGGCCGTCGCGCTCAGTTCGAACGCGGCGCATTCCTTCTGCGTCACCGCGCTGCCCGCGAACACGATCAACATCTACGTGGGGCCCTCCGGCGTCACCACTTCCACGGGCTTTCCACTGCAGCCTGGCCAGACGGCCTGCTGGAGTCTCTCGAACACGAACCTGGTCTATGTGATCGCCGCCAGCACTGGGGCCTCGGTGGCCGTCACCGGCACTTAGGTAGCCCTCGATTTTTCCAGGAGACAATCCTCATGCGATTCCTGAAAACAGTTGTCGCGGCCGCGCTGCTCAGCTTGTGCGTGTGCGCGGCCCAGAACGGAAACGGCGCCACTAGCGTCAGCTCGCCGCCGGTGCCGGTCACCGTAACCAGCGATCCCAACGCCTGCACGGCCGGTCGACTCTGGTACAACTCCGCCAATGGCCAAATCAAAAGCTGCTCGGTGGGCAGCGTCTCTCCGGGCAATGGCGTGGCGGTGAACATCCCAGACTATATGAGGGTCGTCGATTACCCAGGCTGGGCGGGCGCGAGCAGCGACATTGGCCTGGTCATCGGCCAGATTCTTGCTTTGCAGTGCAACATAGGCATCGGCGCCGGCGGGGTCACGCTCGAAGGTCTGGCCCCAGGGAAGTACTATGCCAACACCGATCCCATTGGCTACGCCCGGGCCACTCACTCCAATACGGGCTGCGTCTACAAAATCAAAAAGGCGCCAGGAATCGAGATCGTCACATCAGTGGGGTGGACGACGGGCCCGGCTGACATCATTGACGCCGACGAACCTGGCCAGGGCGAGAAAACCGCGCCGGGCTCGAATGAGATGCTCGAGTTTTGCGCTACTTCTGGCGGATGCGGCCCCAACAATTACCCGGCAGCCACGGCCTTCACCAACACTTCCGGTGAAGAACCTCTGGTCTTTATCGCCAGCAGCTTCACCACGCCGAGCTCTCTCGCGACCAGCCAGATTACGGTTCCAGCCGTGACCGATGGCACCAACGGCTCGTGCACCAGTTCGTGGCGCGGAGTCACCAAGACCAACACCGGCACCGCCAACTGCGCCAACCTGCTCACGGTTGGCGGCTACATCGTGTTCGCGCCCAACGCCTCGCCCACGGTGGCGAACTGCCGAAGCGGATCCGCGGGAACCTGCCACTCTGCCCAGATTCTGGCAAAAAGTGGGACCGAGCCCACCTACACGCTCACACTGAATCTGCCCTTGAATGGCTTCACCGGGCTGGTTGCCTCGACCTCGTATTTCTACGTCATCTACCAGCCCAACATCACTCCTCTGCTCTGGGTCGCAGGCTCGAACGGCTCAAGCTACGAGACGGCTCAGGGCGGCAAGATCGGGAAAATCTTCTTAGACGGGGAAGGCGTTGCCGGCTTTGTCGGCATCTTCACCACGAACACCGAAGAGGCCACTGACCTTCAGGCCTGGGTGAATTTCGACAATCAGCAACAGACCGGCACCAGAGCCGCGAATCAGGGCCCAGCGGCTGCCTGCACGATTGCCGACAAAAGTTTTCAGTCGGCCGATTTCAATGTTGGCTTCGGCCACGCCAGCTATCACCTGCAGAACTGCGGTCCCGGTAACGGCGGCGTGACCTTCACGCCGGTGGGCAGCGTGGCCGGCCCCCTATTCGGCATGACGAATTGGGAAACCGACTGCCACATTTACGAGGCCTACGCACTGACGTCTTCGAACGCTTCTGACGGCCCCAATGGCCAAATGGAGCTCGGCACCTGCACTGGAACTTCGAGCGCCTGGATAAACAACGATCTGGTTGCCGAGGCAATCGGCCGCATCGACGTGGCGCCGATGCACAACGAGTACACGGCTAGAAGCGTGTGGCTGGGGCCACAAAATCTAACGTACGGGGTCACGTTGCACGGCATCTCGACGGCCAACAATGGCGGCGCTCCGGCGCAATGCGGCTCGGTTCCTTGCCAGATCGCATACCTTGACACCTTTGCGAGCTACGGAAACACCGTCGACCGGGGAACCTCCACAATCGGTTTCAGCAATGTCGACGTGGTGACTGACGTTGCCAACCCGTGCCCGGGCACCTTTGGCCAGGGCAGCACTACCGCGCCGTGCATTTTGAACAGCACGAGCTCATCGGGCGGCCGCAAGATCACCGGAGCGGTGCTGTCTCAGCCTTACTCTCAGGCGAATGCGAACGATCCCGCGCAGGTCACGATGCTGCCGCCGGGATGGCTTGCCTACTACGGCAACGGCACCAGCACGAGCACGAACACGACGAGCGCGACGGTAACCCCAGGAGTGTTTTACGTCGGGAATTTCAGCTGCAGCGGCACCAGCGGCACGCCCACGGTGCTCACCGACAGCACGAGCGGGAAACCATACATCATTCGCGCAACCGGAACAATCACCATCGGCCCCTACTGCACTATCGTGGCAAGTGGGAATACAGTGGCGTCAGGGGACATAGGAGCAGCTGGCGGCGGCGGCGGTTATGGCGCGGCCGCGGGCGCGGCCGGAGGGGCCAGCAAGAACCTTTTCCAGGGCGGCGTGGCAGCGGTGCTCGCTGGCGGCGCGGCTGGCACCTCCGGCACTCCAGCCGGCAGCGCCGGCGCTGCCATGAGTTCCAGTTCATATTACGAAAATTCAATTTTGGACTTCGGTCCTGGCGAAGTAGAGGGAAACCTGGCGGGCGGCGCGCCTGGCGGCGCGGGCGGCAGCAGCGGAGGAGCTGCTGGAACCGGGGGCGGAGTCATCATCCTGGACGCGCCTTTTGTCGTTCTCTCGAACACGGCGATTTTCACAGTCACCGGGGGGAACGGCGGAGCGGGCGGCTCAAACATTGGGGGCGGCGGCGGCGGCGGCGGCGGCGCCGTCATCATTCGATCACCGAACCTCACCGACAACGGAGCAACCTTTAACGTGGGCGGCGGCGCCGGCGGCACGGGAGCCACGGGCACGGCTGGGAACGGCGGACCGGGCGGGGCCGGTTGGTTCATCGAGATTCCGCAATGAAACGCAGCCCAGCGAACGACTGAATCCCATGGCCGTGCGAGCTGTTTGCGGAGGGCTGTTTAACTTTCTCACCCAGAACGGGGGTGCGGGCAGCGTGCAAGGGCTGCTCGCCCCGCTGCCGGCGGTTGGGGCCACGCCGCAGTACAGCGTTTACTTTTCGCTGGCGGAGAAGCAGGCGCCGCGGCCCTACATCGTGTTGCATCTGGTCGAGACGCTGCCGGCCGGCGAGACGCTCGACGGCGTCAGCGACACCATGGATGGCGAATTCCAGTTCGACAGCTACGCCGACGACCAGGTCACGGCGCGGCGGCTCTCGCAGGCCGTGCGCGATGTGCTGAAGAATCTTGGCACCACGCTCGCCGATGGCACCGCGATCCAGTTCTACTCGGTGAGCATGGATGCCGACGACCCCTATGATCTCGGCGGCGGCGGCTACGTCTTCCGCTCCGTGTTGCGCCTGCGCGCGTTCTACAGCGAGCAGGGGTCGTTCGCGCAACCTTAGGCACCTTAGGTCATGACGACAACTGCAGTCCCCGGCTACGGCTCGAAGCTGAGCTGCTCGCTCGATGGTGCCACTTACACCACGGTCGCGCAGCTGCGCAAGATCCTGCCGCAAGGCTCGAAGCAGACCATGGTCGACCAGACCAACATTCTCACCGCCGGCAACAGCATGGCGCCGCTGGCCGCGCGCTTCGATTCCGGCGAGATCAATCTCGAAGGCGTGCTCTCCCCGGCCGATGGTTCGCAGCTCGAGCTCGGCACCGTGCACGCGAATCTGACACTCGCCTGGTGGAAGCTGCTGCTTTCGGATGGCATCACGGTCTGGACCTGGCGCGGCTTCCTCAGCGAGTTCGTGCCGTTCTCGATCGATGTCGCCAAGGCCATGGGCTTCACCGCGAAGATCCGCGTGCAGGGCGCTCTCACCGGCCCCGCCGGCGCAGCCTGAAAAATTCCCAGTTCGCTTAAAGGAGAAATTCCAATGTTCCCACTTGCCCTCGCGGTTTTCGCGGCCACGCCTCTCGGGGCCGTTCTCATCGTTCTCACTGCCGGCACCCTGGCGCTGAAGGGCCTGAAGATCCTGTTGTGGATCTTCTCCCTGGCGCCGTTCGTGTTTGGCACCACCGTCGCCTACCCCGGCTATGGCTCGCACCTGGCCTCGGGCGGCACCGCCGGCAGCAGCTACACCAACGTCGCGCAGCTGAAGAACGTGAAGTTCGGCGGCCTCAAGGCCGACTTCGACGACATCACCAACCTCGATTCGCCGAACATCAGCGGCGCCGTCTTCAAGGAGTACATGAAAACGTTGGTCGATGGCAGCGACGTCACCTTCGACGGCGTGATGAACCCCACCGATCCCACCACCCAGGCCCTGCTCGCGAACCTCGAAACCGGAGGCCTCGCCGCTCTGTACTACTGGAAGCTGACCACGACCGATGGTTCGACGTTCGTTTTCCAGGGCTACGTCTCCGACTTCAAATTCGGCGCCGAGTACAACAAGGCGATCACGTTCTCTGGCGGCATCAAGGTCGTCGGCACCATCACCGCAACCTGGTCGTAAAATCACAGTGGCCAGGGTCTAGTGGCCAGTGGCCAGTGAAAGGCTGAATCCCCATGGACGTTCTCGACAAGGAAATCTCGGGCGACCCGATCACGGTGCGGATCCGCGGCGTCGAGCGGCCGCTCGCCTACCCGATGCACGCCGTCATCCTGTACAAGCAGCTGGCCGGCGACTCGCTCTTCGTGCAGGAAAACTTCGAGAAGATCGACGTCCGCCAGGATCCGCAGCGCTGGCTCCAATGCCTGTGGGCCGGGCTGCACGTGTTCGCCGACGGCAAGTGGACAGCGCCGGTCACGCTCGAGGAGCTGGGCGCGCTGGTCGATTTCTCAAATGCCGGCGAGATCTCGGTGCAGATGGCGAAGGCCGTGACCCAGTCGATGCCGAAGGCGGATCCCGCGGCAAAAAAAGAGCTGGCGCCGGAAGCCGAGGGAATGGATCCGGCGCCCGTGGCGACGCCCGAGCCGCTGAGCCAGCCTGGTTATACTTCCGGGCCCGGCGTCGACTCGCGCTTACTCGCGCCGAATTCCTGAGCACGACGCCGCGCGAGCTCGACA